TTTTTAAACTTAACTAAGCAACTTAACTTATAAGAAAGGGATATATAATGTCAAATTATACTCCTTCGTACATAGGTCAGGCTGCTGGTGCTGGTGATCAAAATGCTCTATTCCTGAAATTGTTTTCAGGCGAGACTTTGACTGCCTTCGAAACAGCAAATACTGCCCTAGATAGAACTATGGTTCGTACTATAGCTAACGGTAAAAGTGCAACGTTTCCAGTATTTGGAAAAGCGTCTGCTGCTTACCACGCTGCTGGTGCTGAACTAACTGGTTCATCAATAACTGGTAATGAAAGAATTATATCAATTCAAGATTTACTAGTATCTCACGTGTTTATTGCTTCTATTGAAGAAGCTAAATCATCTTGGGAAGTTAGAAGTATCTATGCAAAAGAAATAGGTATTGCTCTAGCTAATCAAATGGATAAACACATTTATCAAATGTTAGTGAAAAACGCTAGAGAGTCTGCTGTAGCTCCACAAGCTGCTGGACAAACTATTACTGACGCTGACTTTAACACAAACGGTGCTTCTGCTGCTGCATCAATTTATGCTGCTGCAAGATACTTAGATGAAGCTAACGTTCCAGCTGAAGACAGATATGCTGCTGTATCGCCACAAGCGTACTACAGTATGGTTTCTGATACTTCTGCTGCTGTAATCAATAGAGATTTCGGTGGTTCTGGAAGTTATGCAGATGGTAAAGTATTAAAGATTGCTGGAATTGAAATTGTTAAAACTAACAATTTACCAGCTTCTAATATTACATCTGGCGTTGGTGTTGGTTCTGTAGTTGGTTCTGGCGGTGGTTTAGGAGGAAACTTCTCTACTACTGTTGGTTGCGTATGGCACAAAAGTGCTGTAGGTACAGTTAAATTACTAGACCTATCAACAGAGATGGAATACTCTGCAAGACATCAAGGAACATTACTTGTTGCTAAATATGCAGCAGGACATGGTGTTCTAAGACCAGAAGCGTCTTTAGAAATTAAGACAGCTTAATTACCTTGTAATGTAAATTAAGATTGGGGGAATGAAAGTTCCCCCTCTTAATACAAAATTAAAATTATTTATTTATGCCTTTAACAGTAACATCAAAACTAGAAGCAGTTAATACTATGCTTACTAGTATCGGAGAAATTCCAGTATCTAGTATAACATCTGCTACTACTAATGATGTGTCTATTGCAATACAAATTTTAGATCACGTTTCTAGAGAGGTACAGTCACGTGGTTGGTTTTTTAATACAGATATTAATTATTCTTTAGTACCTACTAATAATAACGAAATTGTTTTACCAGCTAACGCACTAAGAGTGGAATTAGCTGAATCTTCTAGATTACATAATTATGTAGAACGTAATAGAAAATTATACGACAGAGTTAACAATACATATACTATAACAAATACAGTAAAAGTTAATATTGTATTTTTATTAGATTTTGAAGAATTACCAGAAGTAGCTAGACATTATATAATGATAAGATCTTCTAGAATTTTTCAAGATAGAATGTTAGTATCTAGTGAATTACATAAATTTCATGAAGTTGATGAATTACAAGCCTATATGAATTTAAAAGAAACAGAAGGCGATATAGGTCGTCATAATATTCTTACAGGTAATTATGATGTCTATAGAGTATTAGATAGAGGAAATTACCAACCAGACAAATCTTCAATCGTTAATGAATAATGGCATCAAGATTAATTTCAACAAGTATTCCCAATTTGTTAAATGGGGTATCTCAACAGCCAGATACAATAAGATTACCTAATCAAGCAGAAGTTCAGGAAAACGGTTTATCAGATGTTGTATATGGTCTTGGTAAACGACCACCAACTATACACGTAGCAAAATTAAATTCAGATACTTTTGAAAATAGTAAAGTACATTTTATAAATAGAGATAGCACAGAAAGATACACAGTATTAATCAATAATGGTTCTATAAAAGTTTATGATTTAAATGGAGTTCAAAAAACAGTAGTAGCACCTTCATTAACTTATCTAACAACTACTAATCCATTAGAAGACATAAATTTAGTAACTGTCGCTGATTATACATTTATAGTTAATAAAACTATTACCGTTGCAAAATCTGGGACAGCATCAGCTGTTAGACCAGCAGAAGCAATTTTTTACGTTAAGAATGGTCAGTATTTAACTACTTACAAAATTGATATTGATGGTGTTAATAGAGCTAGTTATACAACTTTAGATAATGGTAATGCAAACCACGCTTCAAGTATTACTACCGATAATATAGCAACTGAATTATATAATGATTTAGTAACTTCATTTCCAACTGGTTATACAATAGTTAGAGATGGTTCAATTATTTATTTTTCAAAAAATACAGGAACATTTACTGCTTCAGTATCAGATGGTTTAGGTGGAGATGGTTTAATTTTAGTAAAAGATAAAATAAAAAGTTTTTCTGACTTACCATATAAAGGTTATACTAATTTTGAAGTAGAAGTAGTTGGAGACCAAGGAACAGAGTTTGACAATTACTATGTTAAATGGGACGGGTCTGCTTGGGTTGAAACTGTTAAATCTGGTTTAGATAATAATTTTAATACAGCGACATTACCACATTTATTAATTAGAACTGCTGATGGTAATTTTAGATTTACCAAAGCTGATGGCTCTACTTACACAGTTAGTTCAATAACTTATACTACTCCAGTATATAACGGAAGAACTTGTGGCGATACAATAACAGCAAGTGATCCATCTTTTATAGGAAGTAAAATTCAAGATGTATTTTTCTACAGAAATAGATTAGGTTTTTTGTCAAATGAGAATGTTATATTTTCTAAAGTAAGTGAATTTTTTACTTTCTACCCAGAGACAGTTACTACTTCTTTAGACGACGACGCCGTAGACGTAGCGGTTAGTCACAATAGAGTTTCTAATTTAAAATATGCTGTAAGTTTAAATGAAGAATTATTATTATTTGCAGATCAAACACAATTTTTATTAAAACCAGAAGAAACATTAACCTCTAAAACAGTATCAATTAATCAAGCTACTGAATACGAAATTGACCCAATTTGTAAACCAATACCAGTAGGTAAAAATGTTTACTTTGCTTTTAAAAGAGGAAGTTACGCTGGTGTTAGTGAATATTTTATTTCGCAAGACCTACTAACTAAAGAAGCACAAGATACTTCTTTAAACGTGCCTAGATATTTAACTGGTAGAATTAACTCATTAAAGGGGTCTACTACTGAAAATACTATATTTGCTTTTTGTAGCAACGAAAGAAATTCTTTAGGCGTATACAAATTTTATTTTGACGCTAATAATAGATCATTACAAAAATCTTGGTCTAAATATATATTTCCAAGTGGTACTGTTTTATTAGATGGAGATACTGTAGAAACATTTTTTTATTTAGTTGTAAAAAGATCAGATGGTACTTATTTAGAAAAAATAAATTTAAAAACAAACGAAGTAGATACTAATTTAAACTTTCCAGTTTTATTAGATAGAAAAGTATTATTAACAGGTTCATACAATTCTGGTACTAATCAAACTACTTTTACACTACCATACCCAGACACAAATACTAAAAACGTAATTCTAGGTGGTAGTTGGTCTTCTTCTTTAAAAGGAAGATTAATAGACGTAGTGTCTGCTACTTCAACAACTGTTGTTGTAGGTGGTGATTACTCTGCTAACCCGTGTTATGTTGGTAATAAATATACATTTAAATATAGATTTTCTACTTTTTATGTTAGAGAACAAAAAGGTAGTGGCTCGACATCTACTATAAATACTGGTAGATTACAGCTTAAAAAATTAAAACTAGTTTATGGAGATACTGGTTATTTTACAGTAACTTTATATCCAAGAGCTAGGACAGCTAGTGTGCATAAATTTACAGGACAAATACTTGGCTCTAGTAATTTTATATTAGGTCAACCAGTTTTAGAAAGTGGGGACTTTCAAGTTCCTGTTCAATGTCGTAATTTAGATATAGAAATGGAAATAACAAGCGACAGTTATTTACCTTGTAATTTCTTATCGGCTGAGTGGGAAGGGTTGTTTACAATTTTATCTTCACGTATAGCCTTATAATGAATATAGAAGAACGAAATACTAATACATTTGATATTTTAGATTTAACTGCTAATTTAAGAAAAGCAGATAGATTAGAAGTAGAAGCTATGACTGGTACTACTAAAATATATAATCAATTAAAAAATAGTATTTTACAATCAAGTTATGCAAAAAGTTTTTTAGTAGATAATAAAGTGGCTGGTATTTATGGAGTAAGTAAATCGCCATATAATAATCATATCGGTTATCCTTATTTATTATGTACTAATGAATTATATAAAATAAAAAAAACTTTTATTAAGAATTGCATTGATAGAGTTGATGAAATGCAATCTAAATTTCCTGTGTTATTTAATTACATAGATAGTAGAAATAGTCTACATATTAATTGGATTAAATATTGTGGGTTTAAAATAATCAACGACAAATATTTTAACAACGTTAAATTTTACGGTTTTATGAAAAAACGAGAGGACTTTTAAATTATGTGCAATCCAGCAGCATACGCTGTATTTCAAGTAGCATCAGCTGTTAATGACTATAACAACGCTAGTAACGCAGCTAAAGCTACTAACGCTAACTCAGAAGCTAACGCAGCTAGAATTAGAAACGAAGCTATATATAGTGATAATGCTTTAATTAGAAGAAAAGAAAGAGAAACTGAAAAAACTTCTTTACAAAAGTTTCAAACAAACATTAAAGCTAAAAAATTACTTTCAGAAGCTAAAGTTGGTATTGGTGAGAAAAATATAGGTGGTAATATTACAGATACATTACTTGGAGATATTGAAAGACAAAGAGGTTTTGCTTTTTCTACTATTGATTCTAATTATGAAAATTATGTTAGGTCTATAGACGAAAATAGAGAAGCTGCTAATAGAGGCTATGTAAACCAAGTATTAGCGTTACCTAGGGCTGTTAGACCTTCATTCTTACCTTATGCTCTTAAAGCAGCTGGAAACGTAGCTTTAACTTACGCTAGTGTAAAAGCACCAGCAACCCCAGTTGGACAAACAACTGGTTATACTAAAGACGGAATTAATTTAGATTCTTTATATAGTGGTCTTTCATAATAATTAAAATATGGCTAGAAAAATAAATACAGATTTAGGAATTAATGTCAGTTTAACTGATGCACCTGATGTAAAAACAGTTTCAGTTACAAACATTCCTTTACCAACTGGTAAAAATGATTTTGAAGTATTATCTGATGTATTAGGTCAATTTAATCCTAAAATACAAGAATTAGCTAAAAAAGATTTAGAAAGAGAAGCTGAGGCTGATTATGTACTAGGTGCTAATAAAGTTAACAGTATGACTTTAGAAGATGCTAGAAAAGCACACCAAGAAGGATTCCCAGATATTTATAATGGTTGGGCTAGAGTCGGTGCATACAAACAGTATGCTAATAATGCTAATGAAGAATTTTCTAACAATTTTAAAAAACGATATTTAGAAAATAGAAATAATCCAGAATATAACTGGCAAAATGATTACGCAGAGATTTCTGGTCTTTATATTAAAGATAAACAACAAGACCCATTTTTCCAAGCAGCTTACCAAAAAATAAATCAATCAACACAGAAGTGGGTTCAAGAAAAAGAATTTGAATTTCAATCTAAAGAATTAATAGACAGGGTATCAACTGATACTGCATACCAAATAAAATCTCTACCAGATAAGGTTATTGATATGCTAGATGCAGAGTTTAGAGATACAATCCCAGTAGAAACTTCTGGTAAAGATTTTTTACAAAGAAAACAAGAATACATACAAAATAATCTAGAAAGTAGATTTAATGATGAATTTGAAAAAATTAAAGCAAATTTAAACCCAGCTTTAACTAAAGTTCAATTTGACGATATTTTATTAACACAAGCACAAGCCCACGCTACTATGGGTGGTAACTATGCTCCTTTCTTTGTTAAAAAAATAATAGAACCAAAATCAGATGGCACACCAGCTATAATTGATAACCCGAGATTTACAGAAAAAGCTATTAGTGTTGTAAGTAAATTAAATGAGTCTATAAAAGTACAACAATTCTATCAAAATTTAAAAACAAATAATACATCTACAATATCAGATGAAGACTATAAAAAATATTCTTCTCAATTATTTGATAATATAGTTAATCAGTATGTGGCTAATGGTGCTACACAAGGTCAAGCAATACAAAAAGCTACTGAAGTTTTACTACCTAGTCTAAGTACAAATAGACCTATACCTCAAATTAAACAAATATTAAATAGACCAATAGGTACTGTAGTAACTAACGATAATAGAGCTGCTTTAAATTTAGCTTTATTACTAGATAGTGCTGGTGCTTTACCAGCTTATTTTGATGGCTCTGAAAATAATAAAGATGCTATTAAATGGAATATGGCTGTTATGTTTTATAGAAACGGTGAAAACATAAATACAATTATACCTAAAATAGGTCAACTAGAACGTTCAACTAAAATTAGTCCATTAACTGATGCTGAGAAAAATACATTAGGTAGTACATTTAAAAATCTTCAAACTGTATACAACCAAGAATTAGTATATGGTGTAGCACAATATTTTAAAAGCACGGACACTAGCGGTACAAATTTAGAAAAATTAACAGAACAATACGTAGATAAATATTTCTTTAAAGATAAGGGTGGAAAATATATTTCTAAAAGTAAATTAAGATCATTAGGAATAACTGAAAACGATTACGACGATTTTAAAAAAGAAGCCATAATGTCTATTAAAGATAGCCTACCTAAACCACCAGCGGTAGAAGACAGTAAAAACGTGGGTAAGTTTGGTACTAATAAATTATTAAAAGAATATTATAAAAACAACCCAGATAAAATACCAAATACAACTTTTAACTCTGACAATTATGATTTCATAATTAACCCAGATAACAGGACAGCTTACTTTGTTTTAAATGATGGTACTAATTATTTTCAACCAGTTATGATGACTAATCAAAATGGCGAGGAAAGAATATTAATGTTTAATTTAGGAGACTTACAAACTAAATTTATTAATACAAAAAATACTCGTGATAATAAAAAGTTAAGATTAGCACAAGAAAAAGATAAAGCTATAAAAGAATTTATTAGTTTTAGTAATCCAAACGAATTACAACAACAAATAAGAAAAGCAGGATTTTAAATGGCTAATATAAATTGGGACTTTATTAAAGAAAAAGAAGGCGGTTCTCAAAATAATGGGTATGTACCAGAAGGTGGGGATAACTCTGGTGTAACAATAGGCTCTGGTTTTGATTTAGGTCAACAAACTGAAGAAACTATAAAAAACTTTGGTTTTAAAAAAAAAAGAAAGTTTAGTTTTGACGAATTAGACCCAGCAGTTCAAACTGCTATTGCTTCTGTCGGTTATCAATACGGAGATTTAAGAAGAACACCTAGATTTTTTGATGCTGCGTTAAACAATGATAGTGAATCTTTAGTTAATGAACTAAGAAACTTTAATGATAATTTTTCAACTAGAAGAAACGCAGAGGCAGATTACATTGTAAATAATATACAAGATATTAATTTAAAAAAAAACTTACGAATAATAACTGACCCATTAAATCCAGCACAAGCTGATGGTGAGTTATATATGGATAGAGTTTTTAAAACTTGGCAATATAAGCCAGAAGAAGCTCCTAGCTTTATACAAGGCTTAGGAACTGCTGCTAAATTAAACTGGATAATACCTAGTATTTGGAGAACTGTTACTGCTCCTACTTTTGAACCAGACCCTAATTTTTCTTTGATTAATAATGAAAAAGAAATTAAAAAAATATTAGATGAAAATAATATTGATTCTGCTTATTTTGATTATTTTGTTGGTGCTGTTTCTATACCACATTTTTTAACATTAGTAGATAGAGTTAAATACGAACAAGACCAAAGAGCAGAACTAGCAAAGATGGGCTGGAAGGGGTTAGCAGCAGACGTAGGTTCTTGGTTTTTAGACCCAGTAAGTTTAGCTTCAGGTGTTGGTATTGTTAATAAAATTACTGGTGCTGGTTCTTATCTATCTAAAGTAGGTAGAATGGAACGCTTTACTAAGGCTGGATTAATAGTTGGTGCAGAACAAGGTGTATTAACTTCTGCTGTAGCTATGGAAAGTCCTAGTGTTGATTTAAATACAGTATTAATATCGGCTGCTTTAGGTGGTACTCTTGGAGGCAGTATATCCGCTATAAGAAAAGCACAATTATCTAGAGTAGCTAAAGATGTTGAGGCTGCTGAATTAGCAGAAGAAGGTGTTAAACTTACTAAAAAAGGTGAAGAAACTTTTGCAGATTTAAAAACATCTAAAATATCTGCTGAAGATGTTATTAATACCTCTGATATAATAGACCCTAGTGTAGTAGTTGATAAAGATATTATATTTCCTTTTCTTAGAAATATTCCTTTCTTTAACATAATACCGATATCTAAATCTAGTGCGTTAGGTGGTAGTAAATCTAATTTAGCTAAAGCGTTTAGTTTTGCCACACTAGAAGATAATATTGGCTGGGCATATAAAGGAGAAGGTAAAGTATCTCAAAGATTAGTGTCTCAACCAGACACAGTAGAACTTATTAAAGACGCATACTTACATAAATATTTAAATAACGTTTCACTAGAAGTTAGAACAGCTTTAAATGATTATTTAAAAGAGCAAGGAATGACTGGAGTAATGGGCTTTTTTAAACGAGCTGTTAACATTACTGCTAGACAAGATTTTATGCAGAAAGTTACTAGAGCTATTAGAACTTTCGACCCTAAAAATACTAACGCAGAAGATAAAGCATTATTAAGTAACCCACATATAGCTAAAGCAGCTAACGCTTATGCAAACGCATTTGAACAATGGGCTAAAGAATTAAAATCAAAAGGTATTGAGGGTGCAGAATTTAATATTAATAGAGGTTATATACCTAGAAGATTATCGCTTGAAAGATACGAAGCATTAAAGAAAAAAATAGGACAAGATGGCGTTAAAGATTTAATTGTTATGGCTATCTTAGACAGACAAAAATATATGTCTGTAGCTAAAGACGCAGAATTAAAAGCCTCTTTAAATGTAAAAGATATTAAAAGACCTAGAGTAAATAAAAATTTACCAGACGATCAAAAATTAGGTGCTGATTGGGAAAAGAAAATTCGTGAAGAAGAATTAAAGAAAATGGCTGGTAACGCCGATGCCGAAGATTTTATTAGTCCTGAAAAAGCTGATTTAATGGCACAGGCTATTGTTAATTATTTAAAAAATTCAAGAAGACAAAGTGGTTTTGATTTAGAAGCCCTACTAAGAGTAAAAGACGCTGATAAATTAAAAGCATTTTTTCAAGAAGCGTTCCCACACTTAGATGATGCTGAGATATCTATGATGTCTTCTAATTTAGCTAGTGTAGTTAAAACACTAACTTCAGGAAGATTAACAGAAAGAATTAAATTAAACGAAAGTTTTGAAGCTACAATTAAAAATCAAAAAGTTAGGTTAGATGAACTTTACGAAAACAACGTAGATATTTTATATAACGACTACACACAGGAAATGGCTGGTTGGTCAGCTTTAAGTGATAGATTAGGAATTAAAAGTAGAGACGCTTGGTATGAAACTTCAAATAGAATTATTGAAGACATAGAAAATAACTATAATGCTAATGGTGGTTTCTTTGAAAAAATTAGATTACAAGAAGAAATTAAAACTGTTAGAAGTGTATTTGAAAATTTAATGGGTAGGTCAGCTGAAGTAGACCCATCAAATCCTTGGGCTTCAGCTTTAAGAAATATTAGAAGATATAACTTTGTTAGGGTATTAAACCAAGTAGGTATTTCATCTTTACCAGAACTTGGGGTTGTTATTTCAAGTAGTGGTATTAAAACATTTGCACAAAATATACCAGAGTTTGGTAATATTATTAGAGAAATGCAACTTGGTAAACCATTACAAAGCACTTTCTTTAAAGAATTAGCTACTATAAATTTTGGTAATGGAGATGAATACCTTTACAGAATAGCACACGCTAGTGAAGCACTAGATCAAAACACAGCTGTTCAAGCTATGGGCATAGCAGCTAAAGGAAGTAATTTATTAACAGCTGCCGAAAAAGTAACTACTTGGACTTCTGGTTTAACTCCTGTTGATACTTTCCTAAGAAAATTAGCAGTTAGAACTTTTGTTGATAAGTTTGCTGACGATATGTTTAAATTAAAAGCTAGTAATTTTGATTTTACAACAGTTAATTTAAACAGATATAAAGTGTTAGGATTTACTGAGGCTGAATTAAAAAGATTTGCTAAAGAATTTACAAACGGTACTGTAACAGTTGAGAAAACATTTTGGGGTACTAAAGTAAAACAATTTAATTTTGCAAATTGGAAAGATGAAGATTTATTATCTACGTTTGCAAACAGATTAAATAGACACACTAAAAGAGCTGTTCAATATAATTTTATTGGAGACACAAACAGATTTTTTGGTGATGAAACTTTAGGTAAAACTATTGGTCAATTCCGTCAGTTTGTTATAACTGCTTGGTCTAAACAATTTTTACACAACGTAGCTCTTGCTGACTTTAGAACATTTAGTATGTTTGCTTATACTAGTATGTTAGCTACTATGGCTTACTTAGGTCAAACTCATTTTAATACACTAGGAATGGGAGATAGACAAAGAAAAGAATATCTAGAAAAAAGATTAGGTAAAGACGGTGATTATAGTAAATTAGGTTTAGCAGCTTTTCAAAGAACTGGTTGGTCGTCTTTAATACCAGCTTATGCTGATATATTTACTTCTCAAATGGCTCCTGAGTATAGATTTAATACTCGTAGTAGTGGTCTTGAAGTAAATTTAATTACTGGTAACCCAACTTATGATTTACTTTCTTCTGGTGCTGATGTTATGGGTTCATTTTTAAAAGCAACTAGAGATAATTATAGTTTTTCTAAAATAGATGCTAGAAGACTTACTCGTTTAATAGCTTTCCAAAATAGTTTTGGAATAAGTAATATTCTAAATTTATTTATAGATAAAAGTCCTTTACCAGATGAAGGTAGAGTAAGATTATATTAACAATAACAAATAAAATATGTCATTTGCAATAGTCAATTATACTGGGAATGGTAGTACGACTACGTATTCAATTACGTTTCCTTACATTACATCTTCTCACGTAATAGTAAAAATAGATAACGTAGTTAAAACTGCTGGGACTGATTATACATTTCCTACTAGTTCAACAATACAATTTACAGTAGCACCAGCTAACGGAACTTCTATTTCTATTTCTAGATCATCTAGCCGTTCTACAAGATTAGTAGATTATCAAGATGGTGCGACAATTACTGAGGCTATATTAGATCAAGATAGCAACCAGTTATTTTATATATCACAAGAAGCATTTGACACAGCTGACAACTCTATGTTGTTAGACACAGACAATAAGTACAACGCAAATTCAAAAGTAATTAAAAACGTAGCTAACCCTGTTAATGCTAATGATGCAGTTAATAAAACTTATTTAGAAAACACTTGGTTAAGCACAGCAGATAAAGCAACATTAACAAACTTAAATTCAAACATAGCTAGTGTTAATGCAGTTAATTCTGCTTTAACAAATGTAAATGCTGTAGGTTCAGATTTATTAGAACCAGTATCAGAAATTAATACAGTAGCAGTAAGTATAGCTAACGTAGATACAGTTGGAACAAACATAGCTAACGTAAATACTGTAGCTGGTAATAATGCTAATATAAATACTGTAGCATCAGCAAATGCTAACATCACGACTGTCGCAGGAGCTAATGCAAACATTACTACTGTAGCTGGTCAAATTACACCTACAAATAATATTTCTACAGTTGCAGGTGCAGTTGCTAATATAGGAACTGTCGCAACAGATATAGCCAATGTTAATATAGTTGGTGGAGCTATTGCTAACGTAAATACTGTAGCAGGAGCAAATGCTAATATTACAACAGTAGCAGGTGCTAATGCCAATATAGGAACAGTTGCTACAAATGTAGCTAATGTAAATTTAGTAGGTGGTTCTATTGCTAATGTTAATACAGTTGCAACCAATGTCGCTAACGTAAATACTGTAGCTACAAACAATGCTAACATAACAACAGTAGCAGGTCAAAACGCAAACATAACTACACTAGCAGGAATATCAGCAGACATTACAACAGTTGCCACAAACGCAGGTAACATTTCAACAGTTGCTACAGATATTGCAAAAGTAATTACTGCGGCTAATGATTTAAACGAAGCTACTTCAGAAATAGAAGTTGTAGCAAATGCTATAGCTAATGTTGATACAGTTGGAACTAATATTGCAAATGTAAATTTAGTTGGTGGTTCTATAGCCAACGTAAATACAGTTGCTACTAATATAGGTTCAGTAAATGATTTCTCTGCTAGATACAGAGTAAGTGCAACAGCTCCTACTACAAGTTTAGATTTAGGAGATTTATATTTCGACACTACTTCAAACACAATGAAGGTGTACTCTAGTGGTGGATTTATAAATGCAGGTTCTTCAGTTAATGGTACAGCAGATAGATATAAATATACTGCAACAGCAAGTCAGACTACATTTACAGGTGCAGACGATAACGCAAATACATTAGCTTACGATGCAGGATTTTTAGATGTTTATTTAAACGGAATTAAATTAGTTAATGGTTCAGACTTTACAGCATCTTCTGGTACTTCAATAGTTTTAACAGTAGGAGCTTCTGCTTCTGATATTTTAGAAGTTATTGCTTATGGAACTTTCCAATTAGCTAACTTTAGTATTGCTGATGCCAATGACGTTCCACCTATTGGAACTGCTGGACAAGTCTTAAAAGTTAATTCTGGTGCAACTGCTTTAGAATATGGTTCAAACACAATTACAATAAACGGAAGTGCAGTATCTTTAGGCGGTTCAACAACAATTAATGTTGGAACATTTCCAACAGTTACTTCTATATCGCCATCTACAGTAACTAATGATGCTACATCTTTTACAATTACAGGAACTAACTTTACGTCTGTTCCAATAGTTGAAGCTGTTAATTCATCTACAGGTGCAATTATAAGAGCAAATTCAGTATCTTTTACTTCTTCAACTTCTAT